TAGGACCTGGCCTATCCAGGACACGCCTTTTCGACTCATCATGGCTTCCAATCCTATAGTATCCAACGCGAAAGCGATCGCCGCGCGTATGGAGCGGAATAAGGATCCCAATTACATCGGAATCGCGTGTATACCCCGCCTAGAGGTCGAACGTCGTAATAAAGCTTGGAAACGGCTTGACAATCAAAACGAGGTGCTCAAAACCACCACACTGGAGCCTAAACCCTCAGTCGACCTCGGCCCGTATCTTCGCAATGACCATCCCATGTTTGGTCCGAGGTACGCAACCGCCAATTTGCTGACTAAGAGTGGCCAGGACAGGGTCTTGATGGCGTCAGCTGGCCATGAGGGCTTGTCTCTGCGCTCCTACAGCGGGCCTGCCCAGGCAGTTGCCCTGACGATCGCGCTCAATGCGAAGGACAAATATACTGGCATTGGGGCCGTAGCCGAGAGCCTGACCTTTCCGGCGATCAAAACGGCCATGGAACGCACCGTCTACGTAGGTGGAGGTGCACAGACGACCCTCGGTCGTTTTGCCGTGGCCTACCCAAAGGTCGGCGACCGCCCGGACCTCCGAGTCCCCTCGTACTCTGAGGTGACTCGTGCAGCTGTCCGATGCGGATATGGCGAGCTGACAGAGCTCAGGCCCCACGTTATAGGCGGGGACGGTGACTTCGCGGTCACCGTCATGAAACACTCCTCCAACGGATATCCCACGTTGGGTCGCTTTACTGATGAGGAGGCGGCGAACTGGAGTATCGACCAGGCGCAGGCGTTCAACCTTGAAATCGCCGGCGTCATATCTAGAGCAGGCGGCAATCCACGCGACGCGGTTTTCCGACATATCCGCAAGTGTGAGGATGAGCGGCCTGACATGTTCCTTGTCCAGGGCAAAGGTAAGGATGATTATCTCACGGCCGACAAAGCACTGGACCGGCAGGTGCGGTTCTACAATGTGGTTCCGCGCTATCTCATGCTGGTCATGCAGCAGTCCACGCAAACGCTTGGGCTGCCGGCCAATCACAAGACAATCCTGACCAATCCGAGCGAAGTGCGCACGGCGCAAGGCATAACGCTCACGCATGGTGGTGCGGACCGATTGGTCGACGCCCTGGAACCCACGGTTGATGAGCCCGTGAAGTATACACACTGCGGAGATGACTCTTGGGTCGTCATCTCGGTGTACGGGCACATCATCATGATGAGCCTCGATTGCTCGAAGTTCGACCTTACGCAGCGTTCAGTGGTTACGTTGCCGGTTGACGTGAAGCTGCACGAGCTCTTGTCACGAATTGACGAGGGCTCCGCGGCTGTGTGGTACGCCATGATGCGCGAGCGTCGTGTCGTCCTGACGAGCACCGCCGTCTATCAGATGCGGGACGGTGGACCGAGTGGCATGCCTTTGCAAAGCCAGCGTAACGATTTCCTGATGGAGATCATGCTGAACCGCTTTGCCGAGGAAGTCATGGAACTGTTGGGTACCGTCGAGGAGCACGAAGTAGTCGACTTCGCAGATGCGTTGAAGGCTTTAGCGGTAGACGTAGCCAGGGGAATGGGCTTCAGCTGCCGCGTTGACGACACAGTCATCGCCTCTCCCTCTGACGAGGGGCCCATGACGCTCAAGGGCGCGTTGAAGGAGCATCCTTTTCGTTTTATCGGGTGCATCTTCCACACCGTGGAACGGTTCGAATCCACGGAAGCGGGACCACGCGACATCCCGGACGCCGCCACTGTCATGGTCGACGTATCGCGAACCTGCGCCCAAATGCGCTTCCCTCGCAACGTATTCCGCCCGAATAGCGACGATTTCGATGTCGCCGAGGGGATACGGCTAGGGTCGATCGTCTCCAGTCTTGGCATTCCAACGCCTGCGTTTGAGGAGTCGTTTGCCAAGGCTCGCCAGCAAGTCGGAGAATTGCTGGAGGGCCTGCTGGAGAAGTATGAAGGCAACCCCGCACTTTTGGCGAGAAAGGAGGAGGAAGCCGGTCTCACGGACGAGACGGTCTTCCTGCAGGGCTTGTTCGACAATGTCGCACCAGGTCTGCGCGGCATGTTGAAATACCTGCGCTCGCCGCCGGAGAACGCCTTCTTACCGGACACCAAGGCGCGGCCCATTCAGGAGGTCATCGATGAGATCGATGCTCGCCTGCAAGCGCGTGTTGAACTCCACCGGCGCTATTTAGCCAGCAACGAGGAACCTGAGGACCTCGAGGATCTGCTAGCCGCCAAGATGGGGGAGCTCGACATGCAACGCCGCGTCGAGGTGCTGGAAGCTGAGGTCAACCATGGCCTCCGAGCGCCGCCAGCGTTTACAGGCACGATGGTGCCGTTTCGCAATAGGCGGGTGCGCAAGGCGCAGGCGGTGATTCGCATTTCTAAAGCGGATCCCCGCCAGCAGCCGACACTTCGAAACCTTGGCAGGCCGCCGCCTGTCAAGTATCATGCTCGCGATTGGACACAGCCTAGGCCGTCCAAGTCGTCCGCGAGCATGCAGCCGGAGTATGACGAGGACTTCGATTACCTTCCCAGCCGCGTGCGCAAGGAGCGTCGGCAGAGGAAGGGTAAGGGCCGTAAGTAGGCCCACACTCCGGCGTCAGCCCGGGGGGGCATGCCCCTCCGCCACGGTAGCAAGACCGTGCAGGCTGCGGGCAACCTCAGAGCCAGCCCGGTGGATATCATCATCAGTCCACCGCTGCGGTCGTGAAACCGCACAGGCTGTGAGTACGGTGAACACGCCGCCTATCTAGGCGGGCGAGCACCGGGGCTCGCACTCCAACCCGGACCCGCATCTAATATTCACCATGGTCGCTCAAAACATCCGAACACGCAAAGCACTCGAAAAAGCTATTGAAGGCACCGACCCGCTCGACGGGTTATCATCTCACGGGGCACTTTCGCACGCCGGTTCGGCGTGGGTCAAGTGCGCTCTGGACCCGTTCCACGATTACGAGATCTCGGATCTCGACGGTATACCCGACATCGAGACTGAGCCGTCGCTCGTGGTGCGTTCCCAGCAGTCGATGGTTATCACGAACCCGGGCACAGGTACCTGGGACTGTAACATTGTCAACATGCCGGTCGACTTTTCCAAGACCAACGGCTCGACGAATCTGTCGACTGGATTCGGCACTTATTACCCCCACGCGCAGACCGGCGGGCCGATGCCCGGCACGTTTACTCTTACCAACAACAGCACCTTCCGCATGGACGGACTCCAGGCCTCTATCGTGGACGCAGGCAACCTGACGTTCCAAGGCACGAACGAGTCCCGCGAATTCCTGGCGCTAGACGACTACCTCGTCGCCGGATCAGCCACCGATCTCCAGGCCTATCGCATCGTGGCGTCCGGTTTTGAGGTCGTTAACACGACCGCTCCACTGGAACGTGCAGGTGCCTGCACTGTTTACGAGATCGGCGCGCCAGGCGAGACTTCGGACATCAACCTGGTCAAGGCCGACGCCGAAGAAGTGCGCATCGGCACGGTGCGGAATTTTCGCATGCCGCCGGTCAACATGGCCGAGGCCAAGCAAACTCCAGGCGCGCGCACGTGGCACGCCGAAGAGGGAGCTTACGTGGTTTCCAAGCATCGCAGCGAGATGGGCTTTTCGCCTGTGGCAAAACGCGATTATGCATATGCCTCCTCGACCGCTGGCGGTGCATCATGGACCGCGTACAAGGCCGGTCGTGAAATCACGACCAGTGCAACCGCCCCACTGGACGAGAGGGCCGGCTGCGCCTCACACGTGAGCAACCTCAACTTGTGCGGCGCATATTTCTCCGGCCTGAGTGCCACCACGACTCTGCAGGTGACCTGGCGATGTGTTCTCGAACGCTTGCCTGGTCCTTTTGACCTGCAGAACCTCGCGTTGGCCTCGCCCTCGGCGCCGTACGACCCACGCGCCCTGGAGCTGTATTCGCACATCACGGCCAAGTTGCCACCTGGGGTACCGGTTGGTTACAACGATGCCGGCAAATACTTCAAGATGATTTCCGGGCAGATCAAGAACGCCATACGGCAAACGCTACCGCTACTGCCCGCCATTGAGACCGCCTTGGTAGCAACTGGACACCCGGTTGCCGCCGCGACACTCGAAGGCGCGCGTAGCGGCGCCAAGGTTGCGCGTAACAAAGCGGCCGCCGATAAGCAGAAGAAGCCCGCCGTGCAAAATTTCGGCAAGCCCTAAGCAAATCTTGGGCGACCAACGGGATAGTCTAGCGAGCATATTCACCCGACGCGTGCGCGAGCACTTCGCTAACACACGCCTCACCAAGGGACTGTAATATCGCCCGCTTGATGAAGGAGGGAACTCCCTCCCTGGTCTCATTAACCAGCCTACTAGAGTGACGTCTCCATGAGCACATCAGTAACTCATGAACTCACTGAAGCAG